ATCTAGTGAAACTTGGACTTTAGATGCAGAATATTCCAAACTCATTACACCCTGGGACTTATTTGCTCTCCCTTCTATTAAGAGCAAATTAAGTAATTATTCATTGATGTCAGCCACTGTACATATTAAGGTTATCATTAATGCCAGTCCTTTTCATTACTCTTTGTTAGTAGGCTCTGTTCTACCTCTACCTCTAACTCAGACTGGATTGAATGTTGCAGGTTATGCAGATAGAAAATCACGTGTGATGAGAGCCACCATGTTACCACATTCTACTACATCAATTAGAGATAATACCACTCTTGAGTATGAATTACCTTTTATTTATCCTACTAGTTACATTCACGTTGCAGATGCTGTCACTCCAACTGAAGATGTACATGTACCATGGCATTTAAACCTCACTTCAGTCATGCCACTAAGAGCTGCTTCTGCTACAGCAACTGCTGGTTGTAACGTTACTGTTTTAGCCTGGGCTACGGATGTTGAATTATCTATTTCAACAGTTGTTCCTCAATCTGCCGCAGAGAAAGTTTCTAGCGCCGCAAACTCATTCTTTGATATGCAAAGAAGAGCAGTAATGGTAAAAGAAGCTACTCAAGATGGTACTATATCGACGATAGCTAGCGCTGCCTCGGATTTCTTAGAACCATTAACTAAAATTCCCTTGTTAGGTCCTATAGCCGAAGTAGGACAAACCATAGCTGATGTAGGAGGAGCAATCGCATCTTTCTTTGGTTTTGCTCGACCCCCAATAGAGTCTGCACCTGTATATATTAAAGCCAGACCCTATACGAGTACAGCCTTAGTCATAGGAGGTGAAACAGTCGAGAAATTATCATTAGATCCTAAACAAGGAGTCAATATTGCTCCCAGTACTGTAGGAACATCTAATGTTGATGAGATGTCACTTGTATATATGAGATCCATTGCACCTGTATTTTCCACTGTAGTATGGAATGATACTTTTGTAGTCGATCAAGAAATATTTTATGTTGATGTTAATCCTCAAATTTATTTGACTGAACCATATTATGGAGGCAATTTAAATATTATGTCTCCTTTGATGTCTACCTCTATACCATTCCGTCAATGGACAGGTTCCATTGTATATAGATTTCAAGTTATTTCTAGTACCTATCATAATGGTAGACTAAGAGTTGCTTGGGAACCTAATGGAGATGCTACAACTGGTGATTATAATGTATCACACGGTTTGATATTTGATATTAATCAAGTGAGAGACTTTGAAGTTACTGTTCCATGGGGACAAGCTAGGAACTGGCAGGATATGCCAATCATTCCAGTTCAGCAATTCACTCCGCATCTTAAAAATTATGATCCTGAATGTTCTAATGGAAGATTATCTGTATCAGTTGTCAATGAACTAGTATCTCCTGAAGGATCGGCTCCAGTCAGTATTGTAGTCTCTGTTAGAGCAGGTTCTGATTTTCAAACTGCTGTTCCTGACGGTAACACAATTGGAAGCTATACTTTTGCTCCTATGCCAGAAGCTCAATCCACTGGTAATTTAGTAGCTCCTAATTCATTTCATTTATTTGGTGAGTCTAAGACTGCTCAAGCTATATTAGATCAGAATGCAACATATGTGGGTGAAAATATCATTTCTATGAGATCCTTACTGAAGCGATATTCCCCTTTGGATGGATTTGTTGCCACTGTGACAAATACTCAAAGTCGTAATGCTCAAGTTACACATGATATTTGTGATACTTTAATTTGTACTGGTGCTACTCAGAATGGAGTAAATTATGATGCAGCCACTCAATTTAATAATCATAGATTAACATTGCTAGAATTCACATCTAATCAATATCTATTTAGGAAAGGTGCGTATAGATATAAATATAGTGTGCAGAATTCTGGTATCAATTCTCATGTAGGTCAAATGTCAATTGTTAGATCTAATTTAGATATGATTCATTTACCAGAAGGAGCTACTCATATACACAAATTCAGTAGTGCAAATGAATATAATGCAGCACTCTTTGATGTACCTGATCATTATGGATTCTCAGGTTATGTTATCACCGAAGGAGATATCCAACCTACTTTTGAAGTCGA